GTGCAGTGGGGAAGTAGCAACGCGACTAATAGAGATACTACGGTAACGTATCCTGTCGCATTTAGCGTCTTATATAGCGTTGTCGGAATAGCTAAAAGCAGTAGTAATCTAAGCGGCAGTAATAGTAATTTCGGCATAAAATCGCAAAATAATACGAGTTTTATAGCCAATATGTATGACAATTACAATGGTTATGCAGGTTTTAACTGGTGCGCTTTTGGTAAGGCCTAGGCTTTGCCGATGGACAGCCACCAAAAGCCAGCGTAGCCGTTACCTGTATCGTAAGAGCCCCCTTGGAAGCTCTTCGAGGTAACATTTGATACATATTGGCAATTTTGAGAGCCTGAGCAGCCTAGGCTGTTTTCTGTCCGCACTACCGCTATCACTGCATATGTCACGGATGTGGCTATAGGCAGCGTTATGGTAACATTACGCGTGCCGGTCGTATAAACTCCCCACTGCAGAATTAGGCCATTGCTAAATTTTACATAGCCATTCTGCTCCAGCAGGGCGGCGACGATGTATGCGCCATCGTCTTTTAATAATGCCAAATCGTTATCTGCGATGATGCCTTTAAACTGATTGTATAGTGTTTCCGACGGAAAGACGTGTATCTTCCCGAGATTTGTTGTTGACTGAGCCATTTTTTACCTCCTTAAATCGTTACGTCAACGGCATGGGTGTTGATTTCGTCCGACCACTCGATTGTCGCGTCTTTTACATTGCGTCCGTATATCGTGTAGGTTTCGCCCGGCGTGACACCGACGTATTTTTCAAATGTGCTACTGCCGTACGCCAGATACGCTATCTCAACGTCGCCATGCTGTATCGCCTCTCCATTCGTACCGACGTAACCTGCTTTTATTTTTGTGCTGGAGCGGTATTTCGAACCGGTCATCTTGACAACGGTTACAACCGGCGGAACGACCAACGTATACGGCTTTTTGGCGTAGCTGCTGGTGCTGATAAACGCCCACTCGCTTACGGTTACGCTGCCAGCGGTGACGTGCTCTTCCAGCGCCACGGTATACGAGGCATTGGCTACATAGGTAATATCAACGTCAGCGGTGTATGTGGTGCTGTAGACAATATGGAGCTTTGCGGTCAGCCCCATGTCGCCGGTCAGGATAACCTGCCCGGCCGGCCCGGTGGCCATGTTCGTGCCGTTAATGTTGACAGTCTGGCCGCTCAGCGGAGTGCCGTCCGGGAGCGTAATTATCAGCTTTATGCTGACGGCGCGGTATATCTGAGCGGTGTACAATTTTGCTGTTCTGGCTGCCTTGTATGCAGCACCCTTGACCATTATCTTATATCGCATATCCGCCACCTCACGAGTACATCACGAGTTTGGTTTTGGCGCTGTCCAGGTCAACCTCTTTCCATGTGCCGTCAGCGCACAGATATCTGATGTTGCTACCTGCAGCAGGAGCGGGTACAAGGCCACCGGTGCCGTTGACCGTAGTCGTCGCCCCCTTAACGGTAGTGATGACCGCCCATGTGCCATCGCTGCGCAGATAACGCGTGTTGCTACCTGCAGCAGGAGCGGGTACAAGGCCACCGGTGCCAGCTTTGGCGCTTGTCGCCCCGGTAAGGTCGGGTACAACAGCCCATGTGCCGTCAGCCTGCAGAAAGCGGTTTTTTGTCACTCCCGCTGCCGGAGCAGGGACCAAACCGTGTACGCCTGGCTTTTCCGCGGTCGCGCCGGTCATGTCTTTAAGGTCAGCTACGGCGTCAGTGACATAATTATTTACATAGGTTATGGTGGCCATGGCCGATGTATTAACCAGCGCGGTAACGTTAGCCGCGTTGGCGAAAGTCAACGCTACGCCGATTTCCTGGCTGATTACTGCCGATGTCCCTTTTGCCGGGATAAAATCAGGCTCAGAGTCACTTGCCACAGCGTACAGGATCTCACCATCGTCCGGATCAGTAGCATACACGCCGAACTCGCGCAGATAATAGCCCGTGGCGACATTGCTGTTGTCGGTCACGGCCGTGATTATACATGCATGGCTGTCCTCTGCGTATGACACGCTTGCGATGGGCAGTGTCTGCACCGGAGTGATAAGCTTGGTGAGGTCCTCCAGGCTCTGCCCGCTGCTGAGCGTGCCGCTGCCCAGCCTACACTTTGTCAGCTGCATCTTACTTCCGGCATCGACCTTGGCCTGCAGCTTTAGCCCCTGCTTGGTCAATACCGGCTTGCCCCAATTTGACATTGGTTGTACCTCCGTTTACTCAATCTCGACATCGCCACCGATATACACGGTGACACCGTCGGATAAATTACTTGTCTCATAGTATGGTATCTCTTTGACGCGGATATCATCTCTGAGGCGTTTGTCTTTTGTTGCGAGATAGCTATCCTTAAACGGCTTAGACACGGCCTCATAGGAGCCTGTATACTCATCCTCCGGCGCGTATTCGGTGACCTTTTTTATCCCGCAGCCGATAACGCCGCGCAGCTCCCTGGTACTCTCCAGGCGGCCGACAAGCCCTGCCCTTTGGATAACGTGGCCTTTTAACTCGCCGCAGCGCATATCAGGTCACCCCTTTGGCCAGGATAAAATCGGAGGGCGGGATTACCGTGTAGACGTTTTTGTCCGACAAGGTAACCTGCACGTCATAACAATATTTGCCGCAAGGCAGCTCTGCTGTATCGGCCGGCTTAAAATCAAACTGCTGACCCTCAACGATAACCATCTGCAGCACGGCAGCCTCACTGTCTATGTCCTGCTTTATGGTCAGCACCGCCTTGTCAGCCTCAGACAACGGGACAACCTTGTTCTGCGCATCATACAGTTTGAGCTTAAGCGTAGCACTGTCGCCTTTTGTCAGAGTTATCCTGTTTTTGTGCGGGCCGTCATACTCAATGCATAGCATATCCGCTCACCTCCCTCTCATATTCGGAAAAATATTTTTTTGTGCTGGCAGAGCACGCTTGCCGCATATACTGTACCTTCTGGGCGATATAAAAACGTTAAACTGTCCAGCCAGCTTCGGGTGTTCTTGGCGCTGTTTATCGCCTTGACCAT